ATGCTAAGGGGGGCCTTATATGCGAGACCCCCCCTCCCTACTTCCAATGTCTCCTAGATTTTTTAAAAATTATTTTTTATTTTTTTTTTTATTTTTTTTTTATTTTAAAATTATTTCTTGTTTAACTTAGTTGCTTGTTGGTTGGTGCATCAGGATGGTTTGGTTCACAGATCGCACAACGATACTTCCATGATAGGAAGTTGTAGTCGGCACGGAACCACAATGGCCAATGCCCATGTAGCAATCTATGAATCATACGTTTCCACGTGAAACCTTTCTCCACATGCCTGATACGTTCTCGTTAACTATCTCATCAATTGCAGCCTGAATTGCTGATGCTTGATCAGGCTCAGACAAATCACTTGATACTTTAGCTATTCGATCTAGGAAGGATGCGGTGTGATAACCCATGCGGGTGTCATAGTCCAACCATTCATCGAACATAGTGAAAGGATCAAATGGATTGTCTACTGTTGTTAGCATGTACTCAGTAGTACTATCAGTAACAGCTTCAGTGTTAAGCTCACTCATTGAGTCCTACCTTGAGTGTGGTCAGGCCTACGCCCAACGCATCCGCTACCTCTGACTGCGTGTAGCCTGAGGCTAGCATGGACTGAGCACGCTGTAGTTTGGCGCTCGTCATCTTAGGTGCATTCTTTGGTAGGGCTAGGTGCTTAACAGTATCGATGTCACTGTTACTTAAGATCTTCTCCAACTTATCTGTACTAATTGCACCAGCCTGAATAGCATTCCATTCGGACTGGGTAACAATGATCTTGGTTTTCTTTGCACCTGTTCTAGCACGGGCCTCGTTCAAGTACTGTTGTTTCACCTTCTTCACATCAGCAGGATCCATGTGTGGATTGGCCTGCCTTGTTTGTGAGAGGCGGGTGTTTGCTAGGAGCTGGGCTTGTCTTTCAAGTGGGGCGTTCTTCAAAGCAAGATTCAGCTTCGAATTCAAAGACCCCACTTCATGAGCATAGGCGGTTCTTGCAGAAGGTGAATAGGGGGCAGGCTTTGTATTGACGGCTTCTTTCCTAGCTGTATTAGCCAATGCCTTCAAGGTATTGGAATGCTCAGCATAGATAGCTTCCATCTGTGTGCCTGATGAGAGAGTGTGTGCATTGTCAGTCTCTACCAAACGCTGAGACTTAACTCTCTTGATCTCAGTAGTACCAGTATCAACATAGGTCTTCCTGCCTGTGACAGGATCTTTCACAACCTTGCGCACTGGTACAACACGGCCTGTTTCCTCAAACATCTTCTTGCCTGTGACCGGATCAATAGGACCCCCCTTTGCTGCAGACCGGGGGTTCTTTTCCGGAACACGAGTCTCGGCTCGAGCTCTACTGATTAGGGTAGCAGCACCAGCTCTAGATCCACCTTGATACTTCTCCTTCAAAGCACGGATGCCATTGTCTTTCTCAGACTGCAAGTAATCAAGACCATGCTTCTCTGAGTCAATGACAACCATGGAATGACGCACAGCACGGGCAAGTTCATCTGACTTGGCACCATGAATGGTCATGTCCGTAATCAAGTTGGATACCTTGCCCATCTCCTGTTGCTTGCGAGATGAGCTGATCTTCGGAATAGAAGATCCTGCTGGTATCTTGTAAACCTGAGGATCGAATCCTTTCAGGCCTTCAAGAGCAGGGGTACTTTTTACGGATCCCTTGTTGTTAGGGATGACCAGTACTGTATCGCCATCGAAGTCTGCGCCAGACAAACGTTCAGCAACAGAGTGATGAATACCAACAGCATCCTTTGCTGCGGTACCTAGAATACGACGAGCTTCACGATTCTTGTTGTTGACAGTCAACTGCGGAATCTCGAACGTTCCACCATGGGGGAAGCGAATGAGTGCTACTCTTTCACCATCTCTCATGGTAGGTGCATAGATTTCCCCAGGCTTGATAGATGCAATAGGAAGAATAACTTTGTTTGCTTGTCGTGGTAGGTTAGCTGCTTTGAGATGTACTGCTGCTGAATCGGTTGAGTCAGCAAACTTCAGGAGAAGTTCTTTACGAACGGTTGGATTGGTAAGAGAGCTGATCTCTTCAAACTCTCTCAGTCGACGTTCATGAGTAACACTCAACTGCTGTCTAGCAAGCTGAGGACTTTGCTTTGACAACATCTGAGATGAGAGAGAACGAGACCATTTGTCCCAGTTTCCTTCTTCGTTCACGATGTTCATAGCCGAAGTGACTTTACCATCCGGTCCATGGATCTGCCGAACGATAGATCCAAACGGGAAGTCAGGATCTTCACTCAACGGCTTCATTGCATCTTTCTTGTGACCGGTGTTGGACTTGTTTGTATTGAAGACAAGATCTACACCCGCAGGTAGGTCATCTTTGTAGACAGCCATACCCTTCAAATAGTGCGTCCCATCAACAGCAATACGAACCTGTCCATACCTGTTGGCGCCAAGAGAAAGATCCTTCACACCAGGACGAACGTAGATCACACCGTCAGCTTTATCTCCACCATCTTCCTTGTAGTTGATGGCAACTCTTCTCGAGTTAACAGAGATAGGCTGTTGAATATGGTTGAAGCTACGACCATGGTCATCAGAGTATTCTTTGATCTGCTGGATCTGACCACGATTCTTCTGAACCTCAGACAGTGTGGTACCAGGAGCAGCCAACACTTTCAGAGTTGTGAACTTCCCAGTACCAAGCTGCTGAACCTTGATGTTGTGAACCTCATAGCCCTGCTCTCTCAAGATAGCCACAGAAGTCTTCAAATGAGTATCGGTAACACCAAGCTGATGATTGACATTAGCACCGATATCAATGTACTTCTTCTTAGCCACTTGATCCTTGAGCATGTTGGCTGTGGTCTGTAGAGCATCAGCTTTGTCCTTCTCACCTGGTGTAAGAAGAGCACGAACTGAAGACTCATTGAGACCCATGCGCTCACCGATCTTGACATTCGACCAGCCCTTTTCCTTCAAGCGCTGAGCTGTGAGGATTTTACTCTGCTTCTGCTGAGCTAGGGCAATCGATCGGGCGGCGCGAAGCTCAGTAGTCGTGATGCCATAACCTCTAGCAATCTCGGAATCCGACATACCATCTTTCCGATGCATGTCAATTGTATCGAGGAAGCTACGGTTACGAGTACTTTCAGATCCTCCAGATCCCCAAGGATATCGACCAGAACGACGGAGGATGCCATAATGCGCAAGATGTTCTTCATGAGTACGAATCATGACATTTCCTCCAATCTGCGGTGAGTGATGAGTTTATCGAATTCCTGAATTTTATCCATAATGAACACAATGTCCTCTGGATCGGCATCATACACGGCGACTTCATTACTTTGGTAGATGCGCAACTCGATCTTGATGGAGAATGGATCTATACCATACTCGAGACAGAACAGTGCTGCATAAACCTCAAGTTGGTGAACTGAAGCTGGAAACACACCTGTTTTCAAATCATGGATCCTAAGGGTTTTATAACGAAAACAGATAGTGTCGGCTGTGCCGAAGCAATTCTCTGAGTAGTAGAGAATTTGCTCACAGGACATTCTGTACTTGATAGCATCGTTGATGTACAATCCAACAGTGCCTACCAGATCAGAGAGCCTGCCTGCTAGGATTTCTCTATGAGCGTATTCATGCTGTGCCGTACCATAAGAGGCGGCTTGTGCAGTAGTCCAACGTTCAATCAATCGATCCGGTGTGTAGTGGATCCAATGATGCTGACTAGGACTAAGAAATGCGTGCTCGCCTTGGAGGTTTAAATGCTTGTTGAAGCGCACTCAGAACCTCCTCTTCATTCTCAGGATAGATGTACGCTGCAAATGACATTGCTCCTAACCGTTCAATATAGTGAGATTGATTAGGTTGTTCGGGCGCTGATGCTGACGCTTTGACCTCGAGTGAGGCCCAGTACTCCTTGTACAGGATGATCAAGTCAGGCATTCCCTGTTGATAGCCGGTGTCAGTTTTCATGATCACACAACCAGGAAACATGTCGCTGAGCTTTGCTATCAACTTTGCTTGATACTTGTTCTCGGTCATGACACTCTCACAGGAAGAATTTTCCAACCAAGAAATGACCAAGCACCATTGGCAAAGTTTGATTGTCCAGATATTCCCACTTGAGCTCCCAATGTTAGATTCCAGCGCTGTGGTGGAATATAGATTGATCCACTATAACCACCTGCAACTGGGAAACCAAAGTTGGAATATGACAGAATATTTGTAGGAGTACCCGCCCAAAGTCCAGCATAACTTGTAGCTCCAGCCGTAGGATGGCTTACCGTACAACCACCTTCAATTTGCCATTCCCCTGAACGAGGAAGAGTTACTCCCGAAGCAACCATATTCACCCAAGCCCCGAGAGTAGCACCATTAGTAACGCTTGTATTAGACCAACCCAATAGTGGAACTCCACCAATGAATTCCCATTTGTAGGCCGACGTTGATGACGAATTATAACGAAAGCGCCACTGATAACTTGGATTTGTCACATTGTCAACAAGAATTGCTTCCTGTCCATCTACCGGAGAAGCTGGCAGCGATGTCCCGACAGTTACAATAGCCGGTGCTGCAGCAAGCGGTTCCCAATATGGTTCGGTCATGATACCCTCAATGGTGTAGCGGTTAGCCAGCGATTAAAGACATTTGCCGAAGTGGCAACAGTACCTCTATACTGCAATTTGATCAGATCACCAGCCGCTACAGTTTTTTGAATAGTTCTTACAAGAGGGATGCCTGAAAGAAACTCATTTGTAGCGCCACCCGCTACGCTGACTGATGCCGCGTCATTATCTGATGTAGCAGCAGCTCCTATCTTTGGTGCAACGAAGCGTCCAGGAACAACATTGATGTCTACGTTGAAAGCGGCTCCGAAACTAATCACATATATCCCAGCTCTAGAAAGAGTGAACGATGGTCCAACATGTGCTAGATCAACATATGCCGCTGAAGCACATGGATCGGTATTAAGAACTTCACTTTCAACAGGACCGCCTCCGATGAACATCCATTTGAAAGCATCTGTGATTGATGCCAAATATCGAAAGCGCCAAGAATATGTGGGAACGGTCAATGAATCTACTAGAATAGCTTCCATACCATCACTAGGAGATGCAGGCAGTGTAAGTCCTACACCACCAAAAAGTGGAGCTCCAACCGGGGGAACTTGACCCGTAGATGGATTGACTGCTAGATAATCCACCCCTTGATACCGGACAATTTGTCCTGGCTGATAAGTTACACCAGCCGCCCAGTTACCAACATAGTCAATGGGACCACCAATAACTCCTCCGCCACCGAGTAACTCCCAAGTAGGTTCACTCATGATATCCTCATAGGTACGATGTCGACAAATTTCTGTGAATAGTAAGTATCAGGCCCATTACTCAAGACCAGAAAGTCAACCGCTTGTCCGGCAACACAAGTTTTTTCTCGTTCATTCATCAGCGTATTACCATAGACGGATCCCGAAGCATCAATATGGACTTGACCTGCATCATTAGCATCCATTGCTCCACCACCAACACGAACCCCCCAAGCGGCATAACCTCCAGCGCCACCCGTATGATAAAGGAATACTCCATAACTAATACGGTAAATACCCGAACGAGGAATAGACAAGCTCGGAGCCCACGCGACTGAGAAAGCGGTAGGTGCAGCTTTTGCTCCTAGAGTATCATCTTTGATTCTTAGTGCACTACCTCCACTATATACCCACTTGTAAGCATCAGTGATAGATGCTACATATTTAAGTCTCCAGCCATAAGTAGGCACAGTAAGCGAATCGACGAGAACTACTTCTTGTCCATCGAACGGGGTTGCTGGTAGAGAAGTTACAACGCTAGCTCCACCACTAGGAATGACCGCAGCTGCCGGTGGTGCCACACCTGTTGAATCATTGACAGCCATGTAATCATTACCATTGTAATGAACAACATCGCCTTTCTTATAAGCAGTAGGTGCCGCCCAGTCACCAATGTAGTCAACACCACTAACCGGTGGGAGATTTGCTAGAGGAACCTTGCTCGAAGCATCCAACGGTGCATACCCATTCGCAGCGCCCTTAGCGCTAATTGGCTGTTTCTCTGCTGCGAGCTCCGCGAGCGCGGCCTGAACATTGGTCGCTGCAATATCTCCAGTCGGAACAGAAGTAACTCCTGATGCAACAGTTGACCCCGGAGGACCTGTAGCTCCCGTAGGACCGGTTGGACCAGTCGGGCCTTGCGGGCCCTCAGCACCCGGAGCACCCGGAGCACCATCTGCACCTGGAGGACCCGGAACAGTTGAGTCTGCTCCAGCAGGACCTTCTGGACCTGTATATCCTCGAGGACCTTCAGGACCTTCTGGACCTTCAGGACCAATATTTCCCGCAGCTATGACAATAACATCAGGAGCATGAGCAACAGTGAAATATATGGGTTCAGGGTCTTGAACAATGAGATCCACGTCACCAACATCAACATGCACTTCTCGAAGCTCGATAAGATTGTCGACAGTCACCGAAATTTCAGGATCAACTTCGACAACCACATCCGTTTCAGGAACGTTGGTAACAGTCAAGTCGACTTCTTCAACTTCGAAGACTAGAGTGAGATCATTGAGTGACATCTGCTACACACTCCACTTTGCCTTGACACAAAGTTCGAGGTTGCAATTCTGCAGGTGTCCATTGAAGATCCCATACTCCAGTAAATTTCCCTGCCTTGCTTGACGGATGATCCGACAAAGTTTCTGTTTGATCTCCAGTCAAAGACAAGACGATGATCCCTTGATAAGCATCAACTACACCAACAGTAAATGCCACAATAGGATCTTCATCTGGTGTTGTGCGATCAACACGAATCTCAGCTTTGACTGCGCCATTGACATCAATAGGAGCACCAGTCTTATCTTTACAAATCAATCTGAAGTCTACGCCATCTCCAGAATATAGTTCGAGGTCCAACGTTTCGGGCTGGACATTAATTTGGTTAGCCAATGCTCCTCCTTTCCTGCTTTGCGAACCAATAGATGCAAAAAAAATAAAGGGTTTGTTTCATCCCCTCTATTATATCGTGCGATTTTTCCACTAATCAATATCTAATCCTCTAGAATGCTGAATTCTTGATAAGTGGGCCATACGTAGGTGCGGTTTAGAATTGACAGGACAAGATCATCTTCTAGAATACCATACTTTTTTGCACACTCGAAAGAGTTCTCGCTAATCTCCCCTGACTTCACGTCGACGATCGGTACCAGGATCGGATTCTCATAGGGATAGCGGAACTGGCGATTGTACTTAATGGCAAACCACCTAGGACGCCACGCTAGATTTGTCACACGATTGTTCAGACGATCGCCATCCATGTTGATAGGCGTGTCAAACGGTCCACCAACAGGCTCGAGGAAAGCTTTAGCCACGAGCAGAGGTACCGATCTATGATACTGTTTGCCATCTCTCATCAATCCTACCTGAAGCACACCATACTGGTTCACATTCAGGGATAGGAGCCTCTCAGATTTGTCAGCACGAATATTACCCTGATCGCTGACGCTGTACCCCGGAAACAAGTCAATAGATTTCCAGTTCTCAATCATCAAATCTCCAATTTTTTATGCGCCTTGGGCAAGCGCTCGCCTTGCGGCGGATTTTTAGTTATTGCTGCCAAGATTTCTTGACCAAAAAGTTCTTGTATACACCCATATAATATCTATATGTATTTTACTTATTAGGGTCGCGCGTAGGGATAAAGTTTTGGAACAGATGTGGGCAGGATTTTTGGCTTGAATAGGCGCTTTTCTCTGCCCACCAAAATTTCGCACGTAAAAACACCCCTAAAATCACATCCAAACGACGTTTTCTACGTTCAGTAGTTTTCGCACTTTTTTCTCCAATTTTTCAGTGAAGACATCACCGTTGGCCAGAATTGACCATCTGATGGCCTCGAACTGCTGCTGTTTTGTCATGTCTTTTTCGGTCACTTTGATGTAGAAAGTTGACCCCGTATGACAGATTGCGATCGTTCCGTCCTTACTTTTGTGGAACTTCGTCTCTGATGCTGGCATTTAGACCTTCTCCCGTGTATTCGGCCGGTAGATGATTAGCGTTGAAACTCTTCTTTGCCTTCAGCGCTCGCCAAATAGCAGTATCGATCCCACTCTTGGAACGCAGAGTGTGGTAATACAGATCGATATAGGGCGTATTCAGCCGGTCAATACGTCCGTGCGCTTGCTCCCACAGCTTATATGAGTAGGTCAGTGAGTAGAAACCGATTGTGTCCGTCTCGACACAATTCCAACCCTCGGACCCCGCCACATACTGCACCAGATAGGCCCAGGAGCTCGCTGTGGGGATCTCCTCGTGCTTCCAGCCATTCCACTCAGCTATAGCTACATTCTCCCCCAGACGCCTTAGAATCTCCAGCTCGTAGTTGAAGTTGTAGAAGAGCACCATCTTAGGATGCTTCTCGAGCAGCTCCTCGACCCTCCGCAGACGTGAGGGATCTGAGTTGGTGATTCTACGCAGAACACCGTTGAGCTCGGCGATGTCTTTGATCGGCCTGTTCTGGTAAATATGCCACCGGTTCTTGAGTACGCTCTTTGTGAGCTCCTCGTTGTACTCAACCGGCTGAGTGAGTGAATGGCGGATCGTCTCCTTCTCATAACGCATCCTGACCAATATCTGATTTCGGAGCTTGATCAGTCGCCCTTCTCCAATATATCGATCGACCTTGGGAAACTTGGTGAAAGGAGCGTAGACGACGTGCTCTCGTTTGAACTCTGTTCGATTTTTGTAGAATCCGTTGGCAACGAACACGGGGATGTAGTCGAGCCAGGTATCTCCAGGTGTAGCGCTGAGTAGGATCCACTTGTTGGTTTTTGCGATCTTGAGGAATGCTTTGACCCAGGTTCCACTTCCTACCAACCTTTGTTCGTCAAAGATGAAAAACGCTCCAACAACATCCTTATACTTGTCGAGATTGTTCCAACTATCCACAGTAAGCACACCGTGAAGAGTAGAATCACGTTCACCGCCCACAACGATACGCGCAAATTCGCCTTCCCAATCCTTACTATCTCGTTTCTTAGCTGTAGTAATAACGTAGACGTCTTTATGACGATGCTCCGTTTCATAATAGGCGACAGCGACACGAGACTTGCCTGACCCTACACCGCCCCAGAGGATCCTGCCGTCTCGGAGCCGCGTCAGAGCCTCTTTCTGGTGTGGTCTAAGATCTACCATACTCTCACTTTCGAAAAAATTAAACTATGGGTTATACCGGCGGGCAGGGGAATTTAGTGGCCTGAAACACCGGAACTTAATCCGAGTCTGTTCAGGATATATCGCACTAAACCCCCCTACCCTATCACCTGCACTCAGTCAACCGGTCCGGCCGAGTGGGCCCGCAGGTGAAATTCTAGAAGTTATGTGGCCCGTGAGCCCAGCCACCGACGATCACGATGGCGGCTAGAGTCAGTGGTAGAAACCGTGCGTACCTCTTCATGTGCGGCACCTCCCTTCGCGGCGAGAAGTCGATGGAGTGGCAGCAAACCGTTGTCACGGAGAATCTTTTCTTTAGCTGTCATGACTTCCTCAATGAGAGACAACAGACCAAATGATGTGGTGCCTTACAATCTTCAGAGCCGTTGCAATTCCTTTTCAAAATTGCTTGGACTCTAGATTCTTTCATCATGCGCTCCCACACACTGGCCATGGTTGGTATCCTCTACGCTTAATTAGCTTGACGGCTCTATATTTCTGCTCGAGCTCACTTGCCTTATGCGGATAACCCTTACCTCCTACAGAACGCCAAGTCTGTAGATCGAATTGCAAACCTCCGTAGAACGTGACGAGACGGCCTCGTGAATCTCTGACCGTCGTGACAATCCACCATCTCTTGGTAGACTCACACATAGCCATGCGTTCTAGCTTGGCGTCGTACGGCCTTACGATTGCGGTACGATAGTCCGGGTGGTGGGTGGGCAGAAGCAACGCGAGTGCGATGAGAAATGTGGTCACAAGACCTCCTACGTTCCGAGAGCAGAAGCAGGCTCACTGAGCCACTTTGGGATCTCAGGATCGAAATCGGCGGTCACACGGAAAAACGTATGCAGCATTGCAGGTCTGCATCGGTCACAGAGATCGGCCTCGAACTTCTCTGCCTGATCTACAGCCCAGCTCCGACCATCAGGAACGAGAGTCAGAACCACGCGCATCATCATGCTTTCACCCTTCGGAACGTCGATGGGCTCAGTCCGATTGCAACCGTCACAGTGCACTTGACGCATGTCGTCCTTTCATAGGGAGTTAATAGAGGTGGCCGCCCCGGGCCGGAGTCCGGTCTTGGACGCTGAGGAGCACCAGTAATTCAGGTCTTGACTCAACTTGCGGCTTGATATCAACGCCGACCACCTTGTACTACACCGCGGCTGCGGTTTCTTCCACCAGGTTGAAATTCGCCTGGAATGCCTTTGTCGTGTAGACCTTATAGCCCCGTTCTGTGTAGAGAATCCAATCTCCCACAAAAGCTTTAGTTTGACGCGGATTTTTGGGGTTATGTACACGGACATGAATATACTGCTTCGTAGGCTGGAGCTCTGCGGACTTGTCAACCGGCGACTCGTCGATATTCCCGACCTCACCGAAACACCAACGAGCGATATCAGCGAAGTTCTGCTCAGTCACCTGTACCGCATCTACAAACAGCGGCTTACGAACGTACTTTGTGGTAATACTCGTATTTTCCATGAGTCCTATTCGTCTCGATTGCGGGCTATACCAAGGCCATATCCAATTAGAACACTAACCAGTACTATAATTGCTACCACAATTGCAACTATAACGGCCTCAACCATGATGTTGATCAAGTTCCGAGTACTTCAATTCGAGAGGATCTTCCTCAATCGTGATGTAGATGCTCTGTAGATATGCCTTGATTCCGCTCTTACCGTTCACCGTCCACTCATAAGGGCGAACGATCAGATCGACGTTGATAATATCTACCCAATCGAGCATTTCAACGCCGTCTTCAGAGAGATTGGTACGACCGCGAGACGTAATTAGGACAATTCTGGGCGGCCTGCCTTTGAAATTAACTGAGACCGGCAAATAAGCCTGCGGAGCTTCATCCTCTTCTTCACTGCGCGGTTTGAGCCACTTGACATTCCACATGTCAGCACCCATGTCCGCTGCAGTTTTGTCGTCCAGTAGTACGGCGAAATTACGATCACCTTCACGATTATACTGGCCTTCCTTGCCAGCGAAATTACGGAAGATGATTCGGACGCCTTCCATCAATACGGTACCATCGTTAGCGGGCATCATTCTCCTAACTGACGAGGTCTTCAAAAGAACCGAACTCTTCAATTGTCTTGATAGCTTCAGCTTTCAACTTCTCGAAATATGACATGTCGATCTTCAGATCGGGCATAGATTGAGCAATCTCCGCGTCGATCCACTTATGTCCCTTTGTGCCCGTTACGAGGTAGTATCGGTCGTCCTTGACTCGGTAGAGCGTGCCTCCACCATCTTCGACAGGAACGAACCGGCCAGTACGCCCAAGGTGCCGCATGCGACGATGATCAAGTTCTTCACCTTTTTCATGCTCCTCTCTATCTAGATACATCGTCCCCTGGATTACATTCTTACTCTCACAGAAATCATCGAAAGTAAGTTCCTCACCTGAGAACAACGTTTTGAATATGAATGGGTGTTGGAACTGCGAACCTACCGCAGTCCATTTGTCATCTTTCCGAGCGATGTATACGGCATCATTTACGAGACAGAACTTATCGTATGTAATCTCGTGCTCGAAATCAAAGCCATATTTCTTACCGTGCTTCGTTACAAAAGAGATTGCCCGATTTGTTGCCCCGGGAATTTTTACAGAATCGGTTTTGATGTGCACAACCTGGAAACCGGCATCCTGTAGCTCATGCTTCAGGTCGATCATGTATAGAGCACCACGCTTGGCGACGATGTTATCTTTGTTTCGATTGTCCCTGAACGGATTCGGGAACTTGGCTGAAGTCAGCCCGTAAACAATGTTGATAACGATCTTCAGAGCGTAGGCCAGCTTGTCGGCCCCATCCTCGTTCTCGAGATATGGAGCCAACCGACCGTCCAGCATCTTCCTGGCAGCAGCAAAGTCTCGGCGTTTGATTGCCATCCGAGCCTCTTTGAGTTCGCTGAACTTCTGCGTGTACTTACCGAATAGGTTCAGCCGTTCGATTGAGGTCGGGTGCATTGAAGCAACATCAAGAAGAGCAACGTCCCGGTAAATCCCGGGCTCAGCGTATACGTAACCGCCTTCACCAGGGTCTTCTCCCCGGTAAGAACTTCTACCCGAGTCAAACGTATAGCCATTAAATTCCTCACTTAGGTCGGTATACACGAAAAATTGTTGAGGATTCTTATCGTTACCAAATATGATCTGAGCAGTATGTCTCTGAGTAGTATCATTGACAGTCAAGCCACTGAGCTCAGCCAGAATTTGACGAGCAATGAAATCTTCCCAACGATCTTCTAGCACAGCCTCCGTCGCTACAACATCGTTGACGCAGTATTCCACTACTCTCGGCCAATCCGATTCGTCTACTGGTTGATCCAACGGAATATCTAATTCCATGTGATGGATACCAAGATCGATCTCGAACTTCTTCAAACCCTGCTTGATTGAGCTGAAATCCCAGACATCTGCGTAGGAGAGATTATATGCCTGAGCAAAGAAAGCATTACGATTGTTGTCGATCACGATTTTTCTCGTAAGATCATACAGTTGCTCAATGCTATACCCCAACACAGCGGCGTAGAGAATATGATTATCGAATCGTCGATTGTAGAAGCCGACCAGCTTGAGTTTCGTGAGATTCTCGACTTCTTCTCGGGAGGGATTGATCATCCTGACAACGTTGTCATCTCCACGGAATTTCCAGCAGATGACAAAGAGGTTGGGATACACCTCAATGTCAAATATAACCATGCGGTCATCGATGATGTCCACGAGGACATCGGGCCCTACATCTTCTTCCGATCTGAACTTCATCGTCTGGACAGTTTTCAAACAGGTCGACGCTTGGTGCGTGCTGTTGTTTGCAAACGCCAGAATACGAGGACGCATGTCGGTGATGTCATACGACAGACCATCTTCATACGCCTCAGCCAGAATATGCTCGATGAAATCGATCGAAGGTTTGGTTCCTGGGTGAATTTCTTTCCTCAAGTTCCGCTCTATGAGTTCCCTAAGGCCTTTTTCTGTGGTGATCGTCTTAGCCTTAAGCATCTTCTCCTTCTTCTTTTTAAGCGGAAGTCCACTGTTGATAGAAGAAACCAAAACAGCATTACAGCGGGACACGCGACGCCGCAAGGAAGCATCCCCCGTGAATACCTTTACTTCGATTCCCTCCGAGTAGACAAGAGCGAGTTCAGACGGGTCACCGCCGTAGTCGTAGTGGAGATGGACTCCCTTGCCCGACTTAGAGAGCTCTGCGTATGTTGCAGGCCAGCGGCTAGCCGCCTCAAGGTTTCTCTCGAGACTCGTCTTTCCATTAGGATCCTTTAGATCGAAGTCGATGACAATATGTTTTTCGGGTACCTTTACGTAGTGAAGCTTGGAAGTATCAATATCTGAAAGCTTGGTCTTTAGATTTTTCCACTTTTGCGAAGGCGTTCCATCTTTGTTCGCATATTGCGCCGGGCAATCACCGAAATGAGTGTCCAGGAGAGACGTCGACTCATCCATAACAAGCGAAAAGGCAGGTAGATCCTCGTCGCTTTCCTTCGGAGTCTTGAATTTCTCAGCATTGAACCCGACATAAAGGCTACGAACTCTTTCACCATTAACTTCTCCTCTATCTTTGAACTCATCAAAATAGTTTCGGAGTTCTTCGCGTACTTTGTATTGCGGTCGTGGTCTATCAATCCCTGCTTCAGAGCAGTATTCCTTGTACAAGAGATATGCCTGAGACAGAGTGGTATAGTCCTGAGTCTTGAAGACATCGTAATATGCCTCAATGAAATTGAAGAAGACGTCGGTCTGCAACATCATCTCCAATGGGCGGTAACCATTGTAGGCGTTCTTACCCATCTCCAAATATACCGTTAGACAATGAGATGCGATTGCTCCCAGTTCAAAGTCAATTTGACTGACCAACGTGTTGTAGTGCCTCACTGGTATCTTCACACCAGTAGGATGAATATCGATCAACCGTCGGATGATCCCTGACTTCGCGTCTGTGATCTTGACTGGCTGATTCGATCCGATGAACAGAAGCGCTTCAGATTTCGAGGTGTAACTCGGCTTGTACTTCTCATTCATTGTCATCATCTCATGAGAGACGATTGAATTC